CACTGAACCGGGCCAGGCAGCAAGTCCCATATAGTTTGACCGACAAACTTGAGCGCAGCCACAAGACCATCCATGATCTTGTCGCCCATCCAAGACCCAGCATCGAGGAGCAACTGACCGCCAGCCTTCAACCCATCCAACATCAATTCCGGCAACGCTTTGATGCCGTCCACGATCTTACCGAACGCAGCAGTAGCCATAACCTTGATTGTCTCCCAGAACATTGCGAACGAAAGTTTCACGGCCTCCCAGCCGAGCAGGAACGCTGCCTTGATCGTGGTCCATACACCCGACAGAACATCCACGATACCATCCCACATCGCTCCCCAGTCTCCTTCGAACAATGCCTTAAACGTGTGAAAGACACCCATAACAATTTGCAGTGCACTGTCGATGTAATTCTTGATTGCATCCCAGATGGGTGCAACTGCTGCGAGTATCGAGTCGCCCCACTTGTTCCAAGCATCAGTCACAACAGCAATGAACGCCTCTATGCGGCCACGTAGCCATTCGATAGTTTCCACGATCACAGGGATGACATGCTCCGTGACTATCACGCTGACACGCTCGAACGCAGCCGAAACCTTCGGCCAATGCTTCTCGACAAACGCTATGACAGTCTCAACCATAGGCAGCAGTTTGTCGCCAAGCTGTACCTGCACGACCTCTAGTTTTGCCTTAATACGGTCCATAGATCGGCCAGTGGTGCCGTCCATCATCTCGAACGCTTCACCGGCAGCACCAGATGAATCGGCCATAACAGCCATATTTGCGGATAACTGTTCAACGCCGCCAGACGTGAGAGATAGCGCAGCACTGCCAGCCTCAACACTGCCAAACATGTCAATGACTGACCCGCCACTCTCAGCAATCATCAACATCGCTTCCTCAAGCGTGCCACCTGCATCCAAGAACTCTGTAAACGAGGCACCTTCATTCAACTCCTTGAACGAATCACTCGCCTTGGTCCCCTCCTTACCAAGTTCGGACAGCGCAGCCTTAAGACCCGTAGCAGCCTGCGACGTTGACATACCGTTAGCGGTCAACACCGCAACGCTCGCACCGACCTCATCGAGTCCAACACCGATGGCCGAAGCTATCGGCGCTACTTGAGCCAGTGACGAGTTCAGCTCTGCCATCGTTGTCTTACCGAGCTTCACAGTAGTGAACAAGAAGTCGCTAGCGTCAGCCGCTGACAGGTTCGACTCAGCCCAAGCATTAACCGAAGTTGACAGCACGTCGACGGCTTCGCCTGTTTCGATGCTGCCGCCGATGGCTAGCTTGCTAGCGTCCTCCATAAACTGGAACACGTTGTCTGTTGGCACGCCCGCAGATATAGCGTCATACAGAGCCGGTATGGCGTCACCTGGCAGAATGCCCATCTGGTTCGACAGGTCGAGCACTTGCTGCTCCATAGCGCCCATGGCTTCTTCGCTCATACCAGGCATGAGCGTGAACACCTCTGCCATGCCGGTCTCAAACTCGGTGAACTTGCTGATGCTGGAAACCCCGAACGCTGCGACACCCGCAGCAGCGCCCGCCACAGCAGCGCCTGCAACCTTGCCGAACTTGCCGAGCTTATCGTTTACGCCGCCCAGCGCCTTCTCTAGGTTGCTCGCATCACCTAAGATTCTTATCGTTACCGGCTTTGCCACACTTCACCCTCTCCTGTTGTTGCGCATTCGTTCTAGATCAGCGTGATATTCCTCAAGCGCTGCGAGTTCCCACAGCGCCAGCCCTGTCAGCTCAGTCCAAGTGAGCCCGGACACGTTGACCAGCGAAGCCAGTCGACGCACCCGGACTGCACGAGACCGAGCTAGGTGGGGTCCACCGCTGACGCCTCCATCTGGATCGCACCCATAGGTAGAGCACGAATATCTTCCTCCGTCACGGTCGGGTCATCCCGCAGTGCAGAGATCAGCCCGAGAGCAATCATCGTCTTACCAGTCGGAAGCTTCGACATGTCGCCGTCAGTCGGCAACGCTCCCACGATCGACTCAAACGTGTCGAGCTCGCCGTACGTAAGCGCATCCAGCGCTACGACTTTGATCACTCGCTCTTCACTCTTCTTAGCTTTCTTGTCTGTCATTACTTCATCCTCCTAAAGATGCTTATTTGCTAGCTTGTTTAACCGCTCATCGTAGAGCCGGCGTATATATTCGGCGTCGTGACCAAGCGCCCGGATAAGAAAGTTGTTCGGTTCCGTGAAGCCACCCTGCGGGCGTGGTCGATGACCGAAGATGACAGGACCGGCGTATGGCACCCGTGCCGCTGTGCCCGCTTTAACTTTGGCACTCGTCTGACCCGCAAGCGAGCCGATCGACTTCTTCAACCTGCCCGACACGACAGGCGCCATGTCACGTGCAGTATCCCGCACCTTGTCAGCGCCCTCCTTGTTGATCAGGCGGAGCTCCTTAGGCAGCGCCTTATCGCCCAGGTTGCGCAGCTCACGCCGCAACTCCTTAAGACCATCAACCTCGATACTGACAGCATCCTTCGCCACAGTGCACACGTCCTCTCAGATAGCCCTACAATCGCCCCTAAGCGGCCTTAGCCGCACAAGGGTATGGAGGTGCCGCCCGGACCCCAGAAGGGCACAGGCGACACCACAGGATCACACAGCCGTATCAGCGCTTTGATAAGTCATCGACACCACAGGATCAGTGCCATTGTGCATCGCCTGAAATGGCAACGTGATCTTCGACGTATCAGACAAACTCGCAACAGGATTACCGTCAGTCCAGTTACAAGCTTTCATCCGCAGCTTGAACTCGTTGTACTCAGGCGCATCAATAAGCGCACCGACCCACTTCAGTTCAATGTCGACGATTCCCGCAGCAACCCATTCGGCATAGCGTGCGGTGTCAGTAAAGTCGAGAGTCATCGAACCAGTGTACGAAGGCATGCCAGAACGTACAGGCTCCTTCTTCAAAGCAGAACCACGCAGATAGCGACGATCAGTCTTCAGAGCTAAATCAGCGTTGAAACTGAGATCGAGCAGATCGAGCACCTCAGGCGTGCCGTCGACATCGAGCGTAGCCGTGCACTGAGTCCAGTCATACACAGCAGCCGACGCAGGGTACGCAGGCGTAGCCGCAGCCGTAGACGTGTCAACATCTTCGCTGTCAAAGTTGGCAGACCACACAAGTAGACCGTCAACACCTTGCGACAGCGACCAGCTAGTGATCTTCGCACCGTGGTGCGTAAACTGCTGTGTGCCAGTCTCAAGAGTCGGACGGATCACCTGAATCGTGTACGAATCAGCAGGCGCACTATCAGAAGTCTCGAACGTCTGCAAATACGCTGACGTAGCATCCACCTGCGTAGGCCCTGCCTTCGTACCCAGCGCACCCTGCAACAACATGCCCATGCCAGAGGTCAACATGTCGACCTCAATCGACACAGCGCCACCCATGTTCACAGTAGTGACACGATCGCTGCGCAACGCCTGCATGTTCGCACGCATCCCAACAGACTCAATCCGTGACTGCGTACGGGTCCAGCTATCCGCCTTCGCTTCAAAGCTGCGGGTCATCGTCACAGGTGTGCCGTAACTGCTTTCGACCCCGACGTTGACGCTTGCGTCTAGAATACTCATTTGCTCTCCTTCTTAGGTTGCTTTGTTGATTCGACCGCAAGCGCAGCCCACTCAGTATTACCTTCAACAGCGATCTCGTCGCCGTCTAGAAACTCGATGACATCGCCGGGTTCCGCACAGTAGACCGCACCGCTGCGCCCCACCAGTTCGACACCATTGCCGTTGTGTTTAAACTTCATTCCAGCCTTTCCAAAAGCTTCAACTCTATGCGGACCTCTACCGCCTGATAGCCGTCAGGGTGCTCTGACAGTTCGCTTTCCATGCCTGCCACCACAACAGACATGGCACCAGACGCAACAGGTGCGTTAGGCCACTCTGCTGGCTGAGCGTTAGCCGCCAGAAAGTTCTCGATAGCACCAGCGATAACGAACGCACGCTGTTCGGCATCCTCTGCATCAGCCATAATCGCCGACTGCACAACTAGCTCGAGGTTCCACTCGACATGCCTCACCTGCCTGCCAGCCTTCAGCCGGCGCTCGCCACCATCCGCACGGGCCATGTCACCAAAGAACACAGACTCAGACCGCACACGGTCAGCAGGCGGGCGAGCGTACGCTGTTTGCACGTACGTCGGCGAGGCAGCCGTAGCGCTAGCAGTAGCGAGAAGCCCGACCTCATCCAGCAGCGCCCGCTTAACCTCAGGCATGGTCGAAATCGTAGCCATCAGCCGACCCTCAGACCGTGACGGTTACGGTTCAACACAGCGTTAACGTCAGGCATCGGAGAAGGGCGACCGGGCGCACCAGCTTGCGCACGCATCTCGAAACTGCCGTCGCTAGTGGTCAATTGCAGCGCCCGCTCAGGCACCCTGGACTGCAACGACAGCAGCCAGAACCTAGCCAACGAACGAGCAGCCCACTTGATTGATTCACTAGGCTCGTCTGTAAACCCCGCAGTACCAGACACCACGACATTACGGCCCTCATCATCGTAAGTGAACGTCCCTGTGTTGCGTACGATCACACCAGTCGGGCGCAGCACATAAGAGATGCCAACACCATCGGCCACACCGTCAATCGTCACAGACGAGATAGTGC